CCAATGACCTCGCGCCCGAGCAGCCCATAGGCGCCGCGGGTGTCCGGCTTACCGGTCTTGTCGGAGAAGGCCTCGGGCTGCTTCTTGGCCCAGACCATGGCCTGGCGCGTCAGATCGGTGATGCTGTCGACGAAGATGATCGACTTCCGGGCAAGCATTGCGACGAGGTCGGGATGCTGGGCGGCGTAGTGGGCGTAGTGCTCGTTCGAAAAGAAGGCGGTGGGCGGGGCGGCAGGGTTCGGGCCGCCGATCAGGGAGGTGAGAACGACCATGTCCTCGAAGCAGCGCACGGGGATGCTGTCGCCGCGCCAGTCCTGCACCGACTTCATGCCGGCTTCGAGGTCGAGGAAGGCCGTCTCGACGGCGGGCAGTACCTTGACGAGCGTGGTCTTGCCCGACCCGCTCTCGCCGACGATGACCATCGTGGTCTTGTTCGCGGCGGCAGAGAGCCGGTCGTCGGCCGTGACGATGCGCAGCGCCATCAGAGAGCCCCCCGCAGAGGATGGAGGGCGCCGGCATGTGGGCTGTCCCGCCGCGCGGTCTCCGACATGATGGCGAGGCGATAGGTGGCGCGACCTGTGCGCACGGTGCGGGCCGGCTCGAAGGCGGCGCGAATGCGCTCCGGCCAGGCGGTGTAGGCCCGCTCCGAGACCTTGAAGCTGACCTCGACGTACTGGCCCGGATCCTCGCCGCCAGCGCGGATCTGCTCGGACAGCGCGGCGAGCCGCGTCTGGTCCCATTCCACCCGCTTAGGCAGATCAGCGGTGACCTCGACGTTGCCGTCCTGGAAGCGGACGGTGCCAGTGTCCTTCCCGGCCGCGGCGCGGGCGCCGATGGCGCGCTGCTCGAAGCGCATGGCGATGGCGCCCTCGATCCAGTCGAGCGCCCGCTTGGCGATGTCGAGACGCGACCGCGCCTCCTCCTGCAGCAGAGCGAGATGCTCGGCCGGCAGGTCGATCACCTGGCCGATCGGCAGCAGGCGCATGTCGTCGATCGTCGGGTGGTTGCGGCGGGAGGCTTCCATCACGCCGCCTCCCGGCCGAGCAGGTCGGCCAGCGCGTAGCCGGCGGCGCTGCGTGCGCTCAGTGGCCGGGGCCGAACGATCAGCAGATAGGCGCAGCGCCCTTCAGCGACGCGGCGCTGCACGAGATGGCCAAGGCCAGCCTCCGCCATCGCCCAAACGCGACGCGCGACAGCCTCGAGATCCTCGCGCCGCTCGGCCGGCAGTTCGGACGCCGCCTTGTCGCGATCACGGGCGAGCAGGCCCATGTGGTAGACGATGGCATCGCCGGGCGCCGCATCGGCGAAACAATCACACAGGCCGTTCTCCGTCAGCACGACATCGAGCAACGCATCGGCGCACGACATCGTCTCGGCAGTCTCAAGGGTCAGGTGCGCAATGCGCATTGATCGGCTCTCCCTCTCAGGCATGGTTCGGCATTTCTTTCTTTACGTATCCGGGGGCCGATTTTTCCCACCGCCCCGCGCGCGGCTGTCCGCGCACGTCGGCCGGCGGCCGCATGCCCGACGCTCGCAGCCAGCAGCGCAGGTCGGCGACCGCGCGATAGAAGGCGGTGGTGGAGCGCACGTCCGCACGCTGCGCCGCGGCGACATCCCCCATCGCGGCGAGCAGGCGCAGCAGTTCCTGCGGCTGCAGCGGCAGCTCCGCCGCCACGCGCTGCAGGTCCAAGGTCAGGACCGGATCGGCGCAGTCCTGCTGGGTGGCTGAGGCGCCTGCCGGGAACTGATCGAGATCGAGCGCCAGGCAGGCGCCGTGCCGGCCCCGATGGGCGCGCGCACGATCGGCGACGACCGTCCGGGCGACCACGCCGGTGAAGGTGCTCCAGGCCCCGCGCGCCGGATCGAACTGCTCCAGGCGCTCCAGCAGCGCGACCAGAATGTCCTGGCGCAGGTCGTCCCGATCGGCGCGCCCGAGGCGCAGGCGGCGAGCCCCTCGGGCGGCCTGGACGGCGGCGGTCGTGAGGGCGACCCGGAGGTCCGCGGCCTCCAATAGCGGTGGTTCTCGATGCGCTTCAGCACGTTGCGCGCTCATTTGAACTCTCCTGCTGCGCCGGGTGATGGCGACGGCAGGAACGAACCACGCGGATAGGAGGGCGATCAGCCTGGAAGGGTAGTTATTCCTGGCCAGGAAATGACCGGAATTTCTGACCACGCAATTCTGTCTCTATATCAATGCGTTAGATGTGGCAGAAGCGGATACGGTTATCGTTTCGGCTATTTATTGACTGACCCCCTAACAGGACGATGGACTCACCCGGGAGCAGGAACATAAATAGAACATCGCGTTGCGCAGATGCGTAAACCACGGAGGCCCCCCGCGATGTCGCTTTCCCTGTCCTACCCGCACGACCCCACGTCCAAGGCCCCGCACCCGCTGGCCGCGGACACCGTCTGGTCGGTTGCATCCCAGTTGCGCCAGGCGGTCCCCCGCCGCGACGGCCCCTGGGCGCTCGACCCCAAGGATCTCGCCGCCGCGGCGACCCGTCTGGAGATCAACCGCAGTGGCGTGGAGGTCCATTGGGACTTCGCCCATGCGGTCCACGATGAGGATCGCCAGCCGGTGCTCGGCATTTGCGAGACCGATCCCTCGGCGCCCGGCATCGCCCTCGTCTCGATCAATGCGACGATGCTGGCCGACCGGCCCGAGTTGCTGCTGAGCACCCTGGCGCACGAGCTTGGGCATGTCGTGTTCGACGTGCCGGCGGCCACGCGGCAATCCGCCCGTCGCTATCGGTCAGTCACCTCCGGGCCGCACAGCTTCGACGGCGCCGCCGTACGCGAAGAGCGGCGGGCCAATGAGTTCATGGGCGCGCTGCTGGCCCCGCCCGTCTCCCTGCATTTGCGCCTGGTGAAGCATGCCCGCTCCGAGAAGCTGCGCATGGTGAACGCGCCGCACCGCGGGCGTGTCGGCTGCCGGGTTCTCGCGCACGACACGCCGCCCGAGGCGCTGGCCGGTGTTGTCGCCGCCTTGGCGGGGGATTTCGGCGTGTCCGATCGATTCATTGCGGTGCGCCTGCAGCGCTACCGCCTAATCGAGGGAGGCAGGCCGTGAGCTTCGGCAGCGTGCTTCGCGAGCGGCGGACGGAGCTCAGCATCGGGCTGACCGACATGGCCGAACGTCTGGGCATCTCGGCCGCGTACTGGTCGCGGATCGAACGGGACCTCGAGAGCCCGCCGCGCGACCAGCTTATCGAACGGGCGGCGGCCATCCTCGGGCTGCTGATGGACGATCTGTTTGTCGAGGCGCATCGCCTGCCACCCGACATGCGGCAGGACATGGCCAAGGTGGTGCGGGCCTATCGGCGCCTGCGTGCGATCGAGCGGAGGTGATCGTGGCCAAGACGAACCGGCGAAAACCCTACTACACGCTGCGCGAGATCTTTGTGCGCTGGGCCATGGATGCCGATGATATCTCCGCCTACGTGCTGGAAGGCGAGCTCTGCCTGTCCTTTCCGGTTGCCGCGCTCTTGATGGAGGTGAGCGACACGCACCGGGCCGCTGACGAGCGGGTTCGGGTGGAGCCGAGAGGTCGCCTGCACCACGTCGGTCCGATCGATCTATCGCGCATCGATGCCTATGCGGTCATGCAGAACGGCGCGGGCCAGATCGCGCGCTTTCTAAGCCCAGCGGGCGAATTGCTGGAGCCGATCGACGAGAATGGCGAGCGGCACGCCTTGGTCGTGAAGCGCGCCCAGCTGGTGGTCCGGCATGATGAGCTGGAGCGCTTCGAGATGGAGCACGATCTCGGTACCGGCGACGCGCCGCCGTCGTCGCCGACTCTTCCGCCGGCGACTGTGTGGGCGCCCCCGCGCGCATGGTTCGCCCCGGCCGCGCGCGGCGCACCGCCGCGGCATGAGTGGGAGGACTGCCTGTGCGAGTTGGGGGCAATCGCCCACAACGAGGGCCTTCCCGACATCCAGGCCGAGACGGTGCGGCGCTTGATGGATTGGTTTTCAACCACCTATGGCCCCAACAACGTCCCGAGCGAGAGTGCGGTCAAGCAGCGGGTCAGCCGGTTCTACCATCGTCTCCGCCGCGATGAAGTTCCTCCCACCGGGGCGACCCAGAGTCGGTGCAGCGCACCTGGGCCAGGGCGTGGGAAAAACGGCCGCGCGAATACGTAAAGGGGAGGCAGGACAATGCGTGCTGGATCCCGATGCCCCTGCCGACCAATCATCATCTGCCGCCCCACCTCCGGGAGGTCTGCGCCATCCTCGCAGCGGGCCTGCTGCGGCTGCGCAGCCGCGCTGACGAGGATCTCGCGCGGGATGCCGCGCAGGTCGAGGCCCGCGGAGACATTCGCCTACACTCAACCGCCAGGCAGCGCGGTCATGCGAACCCCAGGAGAAAGGGAGTCGCATGACCAAACGATCGAGCACGAAGGCAAGGCAGCAGAATGCCGCGCCGCCGGCGCCCACCATCCCGAAGATCCCGCCGACGCAGGTGCTGTCGCGGCTCGCCGCGCTGCAGGCGGCGCCGACCGCTACGTTGAAGCAGCAGTGGCGCGAACTGTTCGGCAAGGAGCCGCCGCCCTGGAACCGGGCCTACATCCAAAGCCGGCTGGCCTATCGCATCCAGGAATTGGCCTATGGCGGGCTGAAGCCCGAGACCGTCGACCGGCTCGTCGCGCTGGGTGAGCAACTGGATGGCGGCAACGTCGTTCTGCGCCGAATCCGCGCCGACAGCCGCCCGCTGGCCGGCACGCGCCTCATCCGGGAATGGCAGGGCGTGCAGCACGTGGTCACCGTGCGCATCAACAACTTCGAATTCGAGGGACGGCCGTATCAGTCGCTCTCGGCTATCGCGCGCCACATCACCGGCACGCGCTGGAATGGCTGGACGTTCTTCGGGCTGCGGGCGCGGGGTGACGCATGACCCGCCGCGCCCGCATCGAGCCGGCCATGCCGGCGACCACGAAGAAGCTCCGTTGCGCGGTCTACACTCGGAAATCCACGGACGAGGGGCTGGAGAAGGAATTCAACACGCTCGACGCGCAGCGCGACGCCTGCGAAGCGTACATCACCAGCCAGCGCGCCGAGGGGTGGATGCTGGTGCGCGACCGCTACGACGATGGCGGGTTCTCCGGCGGCACGCTGGAGCGGCCGGCGTTGCAACGCCTGCTGCGTGACATCCAGGCCGACCTGGTCGATGTCATCGTGGTCTACAAGATCGATCGGCTCAGCCGCTCGCTGATGGATTTCGCCAAGCTGGTGGAGGTTATGGATGCGCACGGCGTGACGTTCGTGTCCGTGACGCAGAGCTTCAACACGACCACCAGCATGGGTCGGCTGACCCTGAACATCCTGCTCTCCTTCGCGCAGTTCGAGCGGGAGGTCATTGGCGAGAGAATCCGCGACAAGTTCGCAGCGTCCCGCGCCCGCGGCATGTGGATGGGGGGCAAGGTGCCGCTCGGCTATGACGTCGTGGCCCGCAAGCTGGTGGTGGATGAGGACGAGGCGCCGCGGGTGCGCCGCGTATTCGAGCTCTTCGTCGAGACGGGATCGGGCATCGAGACGGTCGCCCGCCTTCGGGCGGAGGGCGCCACCAGCAAGGCGGGCCGGCCGCTGGACAAGGGCGATGTCTACAAGCTGCTGAACAACCGGACCTATGTCGGCGAGGCCGCGCACAAGGGGCAGGTCTATCCCGGCGAGCACCAGGGGATCGTGCCGCGGGAGCTTTGGGACCGGGCACATGCCGTGCTGCAGGTCAGCCCACGGGTCCGCGCCAACCAGAATCGGGCGCAGACGCCGGCGCTGCTGAAGGGGCTGATCTTCGGAGTGGACGGGCGGGCGCTGTCGCCGACCCACGCCCGAAAGAACGGCCGGCTCTACCGCTACTATGTGGCGCAGCGTGTGCTGAAGGGGGATGCCGTCAGGGACGACACCATTGTGCGCCGGGTGTCAGCGGCGGAGATCGAGGCGGCGGTGGTGGATCAGGTGCGGGCGCTGCTGCGCCAGCCGGAGATCGTGATCGGCACGTGGCGCGCGGCGCGCAGGGAGGCGCCTGACCTGACCGAGGGCGAGACGCAGGACGCGCTGCATCGGCTTGACCCGCTGTGGGAGCATCTGTTCCCGGCGGAGCAGGCGCGGATTGTGCGGTCGCTGGTGGAGCGGGTGGTCGTCGGACCGGCCGGCGCCGACATTCGGCTGCGGCTGGACGGGCTGAGCGGCCTCGTTCGCGATCTCACCGCGATGTCGCCCAACACGCTGATGGCGGCAGCATGAGCACCACGACCAGCGTCACGGTCCGGGTGCCGCTGGCGATCCGCCACCGGCCCGGCAAGAAGACGGTCGTCACGCCGGCGGCGGCAGGACCGGCGGCGGTCACCACGCGTGCCGATCCGGCGCTGGTGAAGGCGTTGGCGCGGGCGTTCCGATATCAGCGGATGCTGGACGAGGGGCGATACGGATCCTTGACTGAGATGGCCGCGGCAGAGAAAATTGATCGCGGCTATATGGGGCGGTTGCTGCAACTCACCTTGTTGGCGCCGGATATCGTAGCAAAAATTATTGACGAGCGACCTGCGACCCAACTCACTTTGCCTACGTTGTTGAAAACATTTTCCATGGTTTGGGCTGTTCATTCACGGAGACTAAAGGAGTTGGAGTAAGTGGTTTGGCCTACTAAGCGCTATCGTCGGCGCTACCGTTCAAAAGTCGCCAACCCAGCGATCTTTGGTTCATCGGCAAGTACGGGCCGATTTTTTCGGCCTCGTTCTCGTTCACGACGAGAATATGGCCTCGTCCAACAACTGCCTGATCCGCTTCGCGGGCAGGTTCGCCACCGTCTCGCCAGAACAGTGTCTGTGCTACGATCCTACCACGACCGTCGGTGTACCTGAAAACGTGTCTTGGGTCGGGTCTCCAACCAAGCGCCGCGGCGACCCGCGGACACAGCATTAGTGTGTAGTCGTCGATTGAGCCAGAGATCGTCGGTCTGGAAGCCACAACAGCTCCTGGCGCTATTCCCTCGTATAGTGGGATGACATCATCCACCACTACAGTGGCTGGAAGTGATTTTAGCTGCGCTGACAAATGATTTTCAACGGGAACGACGCCGGGCCCGAAGTACTGCTCTACAATCCATTCTTTCCTAAAGTATCGCCGCTCGTGTACCGCTGTGGCTGCCAGCACGATCTGACCGGCCACCATCGGTCTGGTCGCATCCTCGCCAGACTTTGCTTGCCACTCCACTGAATCGGTTAAGCGGTAAAGATCGGGGATTCTAACGCTCGACACACCCCGTGGTCGAGGAACTGGCGGCAACGTGCTGACGTTTCGAAGAAAAGCCCCAGCTTGAAGGAGGAGGAACGGCACAGCACGCTTGTCGATGGCCTCGGCCGCCGCCAGTTCGCCGACAACTTCACGCATGGCCTGGAAGGCCGCGCCGACGGGAAGCTTGCGGAAACTCAAGTGAAGGCTGAGCCTCCCCAATCGCGACTGCTGCCTGTCAATTGCGTCCGGGCCAAACGCGTTAGCACCACCGATGCGGGTCATGAACTGGGCCGCACGAGCACGAAGGTTAGCGATTTCGATGCCCGTTGCCTCGGCGGTCAGTCTCAAAGGACGTTCGAGCACCCAAGTCCAGGAATACGGGTCGTCAGTGTACAGCCCCGATGAGGTCGAGGACACACCCGAAGGCGGTTCAAATCGTTCCGCCTGCGGGTTCGGCGGCAGATGGAGGCGGTAGATTAGTGGGAGATCTGCATGTCGGGGTGTCGGACGTTGTCCCCAGGCCCGCGCCAGTGACATTGCCGTCCTGCTGATCGCTAAGTCGTCGACGGCACACATCTCCACCAGGAGTGGCATTACCGCATCTCGGACCGCGTTTGCGTCGCGGCACTCCCATGCGATTTGGATAGCTTCAAGTCTACTGTGGCCCCCGGCCCGCCAAAGCCGTGGCACCAGCGCGGCTACCACCGCGGGGCCACCAGGAGCATGGGCGAGTTCAGTAGCTGCCGTCCGCGCCATCTGGCCAAGCGTTATTGCGGTCGTGTCAAATGCGCGGAATAGGATGTCCGCAAGCGTGTTCTCGGCTTCGTCGGGAATGTCTAACGGTATCTCAACATCCCGTCCGATACGATACTCGCGGAATTGGGCCAGATGATCTTGGATGCACGCCCAGGTCTGAGCCCATGTGGGTCGAGGTAAATGGAGATCGAGGGCCTCATCGATCTCAGGAAGCAGTGATTCAACCGACTCACGGCGATCAGCTAAGTCACCAACGAACGCATCGAAAGCGGAGCGGCGCGCGACCTCCCCGTTCAGAAGCACATTCAGCTTATGATATCGGAGCTTGTCGTTGGTGTAGCCGCCATAGCCCCACGCTCCTCTTTCCCCTGCCAGCTGTTTTAGACGGGCCAAACAAGCCGTTGCATCAGCCTCCCGCCCGGCCGCGAACGCTGCTCGACCCATCGTTTCAATGGCCCGCCCATCATTGCGAAGCACCTCGGCGCCATCGAACACGGCTCTGGCTAATTCGTAGTTGCTTCGCGGCGCGATGCGCTCGAAGGCGCGCACCGCGCCCCACTTACTTGAATCATTCCCCACCTGTTGCAGAACCAGGGTAATCTCCTCAAGTGTGCGGACCAGGAAAAAAGGGTCCTCCGGACTGTTTCCTGACCGGGGCGGCGGTAGCTCAGCTCGCCATCGGCATAGCGCATCTGTCCCATATGCTACGCCGCGATCGGCGGCTGCCTCGACTACCTCTTCGATAAGAAGGATGCGACGTTCGGGATGGCTGTCGGCCTCAATGCACGACACAGAATGTCGCACCACGAAGTCAAGTTGTTCGAGGGGAGCCGCACGGACCACATCGGCATACTTGCTCTCAAAGTCCTTCCCGGCGAATGGCAGTGATATGCGTCCGATGATCACGCCGGCCGCCGCGGACAGATCGGGCCGCATCGTGATGATGCCGGATGAAACTCCCTCGACGAGACTACTCCACGTCACCAATCCAATTTCGTCCGCACGATCCGCGGCGGCTCGCATCCAGGCTACCCCCGCTTGTGCTGCTTGGTTCAAGAACGTCGGAACAAGCCGGCGGCCCGCGTTGTCGCCCTCAGTCAGCGACATTCCGGTCAGCAGGCGCGCAAAGAAGCGGAGCCTATCCGGCCTGCCTAGCGGATCCTCGTCGCATGCCCGGCGCAACAGTTCGCGCCAAGCGGCGTATTGTGCATCCTTCCTTGCGGGCCTCGAGTATCCAACGCTACCCGCACTTATCTCGGCGAGGATGCCGCGTGCGCGTTCGTGGAAGCCGATGGCGGCAAGGGAAGATGCGGTGAGAGCGAGCTCTGCTACTTCCTCAGCCGGCGTATTTGCCTCATGCACATTGCGGGCTAACCGCAGGGCAGCGCGCGTCGCGTCAAAGTCGTGCCGAAATACCGCCATTGAGTAAGCACGACGAACATCTGCCCTACCGAGTCGCCCAGCGCCCTTCGCTAAACGTTCATCCATTGCTTCAGTGAAGCGCGCGAGCGTTTCTGAACCCAACGCCCCGGCCGCATTCACCATTGCGGCGACCACCTCCCCTAGAGCACGATCGAGGCGCCAACGGTTGGTATCATGCGGCTCGTCACCCTTATCGTATTGCAGGAAGTTGAGGGTTGCCTGTAACTCCCTGTGTGGATCCACAGACGGTCGCTCACCTCTACGACCCTCTCCATGCAGCGTGCCTATCGTCTGCAGACGATCTTGATAGGTCGCTAGAAATCGCGACTGAGGTGCAGCGCCATCGGCCCGCGGCCGGCCGAGCCGCGCGGCTAGAACTGCATGATTGATAATCTGCTTGGATGCGAATCTAAAGTCATCGTCCTGGTAGCTATGAGGCTCTCCAGTCAGCGCGGGTGGCGCGATACCCTCGAAAAAGACTCCTGCGAGATCGAGTTGTCCGATGCGTGCAGCCAATGCCGCGAATTCTCGCCTGAGCCAGGGTTCGATCTCCGCCGAAAGGCCTCGTGCTACTTCCAGACGCCGAATGGCAAGTGAGTCATCGTCGCCAAAGAGCGCTGATCTTGCGGCAATGAATAGCAGAATTCCATAGTAATCTTGGGAAAGCTCGACCATATTCATAGACAGGGTTAGATCAAGCGTCGGATCTCGCTGAAGTTGGCCGCGAAGCGCGGCTATCTTGAGTTCATTTTTGTAATCCTCCATATCGAACGCTCGACCGAGATGTTCATCGGGCGTTTGCAGGCGATTTAGGCAAGCAAGGAAGTGTTCGGGTGCTCGAAATACGAGTGCACGTTCGGCCCAATCCTGAAGTTCGTCGCCGAGTCCGACCTCGATTCGTTCAGACCCTAGGAGCTTCTCAATTGGTTCGAGTTTCTCGAACAACCGACGTGCGTCCTGGCCCTCTCCGGCAACCAGGAAGGCATCAACCAGTTCGTATCCCTTGCCGACAGTGAGGGAGACACCCGTTGCCTCGATAAGGCCCCCGGCAGTTCGGCGGTCGCCGAGTTGAATCAGAGCATCGAAAAAATCATCGCCGATCGCGTCACAGCGCATGTTGAGCTCGTGCCTGATCAGGATCAGGTCGACGACCAATAGGGCCGATCGCAGCCTCCCTGCAGCCCGTAGCGCGAATCCAATATCATCTTGGATCTCGCCGGGTTCCCGGCCTTCTGCAAACTGGGCGCGGAAACGCTCGGGCCTTGCCAATGCCGCGACTCTCGCATGGTCCCCGGCCCGCGCACTGTAGCGGAGTTCCATCCAGTGCTGCGGGTCAGACAGGTCGGCGCCAGCCGCCATGTCTGCTAGTTCGGCATAGATGCGCCTGACTCGGCTCTCGTCCGCTATTCCGTGGCGCAACTCTGCTTGGTCGCGCAAGAAGAGACGGAAGCTGTTGTGAAAGATCGACCACGCATTGCGGTAGTCTCGGACAAGGAGGTGCTTGGCAGCATGCCACGCTGCGTCGGTGGCCTCATCGCCGACGAGTCGAACAAGGTCATTAGGATGAAGCGGCCCTTCCGACAAAGCCACGTAGACCAGGGCCCGCCGAGCCTGCACTGAATGGCCGAGGCCATGCCATGCACGTTCGTAGAAAGTATTAACGTCTCCACCGAACGTAGGCCCGTTCTGGAGCAAGTGTTGGCGGTCAGCTGGTGTTTCCGCATACCGCAGGCCTTCGACTACATATCGAATTGATAGTGGGTGTCCATCGGTACGGCTGAAGAGTTGATCGAGGTTCACATCCCGCGGAATACCGGCCGCGTTGGCCAAAAGGGCAACCGCCTCCCGTGACAACGGAGTGATCGTGACTTGCCTGTCCTGCTCCGCCGCTTGGCGAGAGACTTCTGGGGGAAGGTCATCCAACTCGAGCCGCTGGGTCCCGAGAATAAAGATGATGCCGTCTGGAACGGCATGGGGAAGCGGCAGCACGCGCAGAAAGGAATGTGCCGGCCTCTCTTCGCGAGATACGTGATCGAGGCCGTCAACGACCACGAGCGTGCGAATTGCCTCTGATCGAAAACGTTCGCTGGCTTCGCGAAGAAGCTCCACGAACTGATGTCGCAGTTCCGCAAGCTGGCTGCCGGGAACAGTCTGGGCACCGAGGCCTTGATGTTTGAATTGTGCAATGATGTCCTGGAGGAAATCTTCCGCCTCTGCGCGACCGAGATCATGGCCTTCATTCGGCACGAAGGCCAAGTAGCGGGCTATGGCTGCCCGAGGCGTCGGCAGGAGCCCAGCCGCAAGTAGCGTCGACTTCCCGCTACCCGGCGGTCCAACCAATCCAACGTAGCCCCTCGTAACGCTAGCGAGGACCTCCTGAAGCCTGTGCTGGGTTCGCGCGTTCGTTTGGTAAAGCGCGTCGACTGGGAATGCGTGGCCGTGTCTGAGTTCGAATGGATCGCGCCAACCCAAACGCGAGAGTAATTCTGCCGTTTGCCACCGATCGCGGTTAGAGGGATCGGCCACAAGTCGCGGAAGAAGGGCGGCGACGTCTTGGAGGCGGCGCTGTTCCAAAGTTGTTTGAGCGCCAAGTCCAAGGTGGTTCGCCTGCCCGCCGGCGAGGAACCGCACCTGGCGGAGTACCTCTTCAAACTCTTGGTCGCTAAGTGCTGCAGCAGCTTGTAGCTCGACTAAAAATGTGGAGAACGGCGATGCATGCCAGTCGGCCAGCGCCCAGGAAAGGCGGTGTGCATCGTGCGTGCGCAGGAATGCGGCGGACGAGTTCGCACGTCCAGATCCCGCGATGTCGTCGTCGACGCGTGGGTAGTCATCGCAGGCATAAATTACTTCAATGGGTGTATTCGGATGGCTAGCGCGAAGTTTGCGCCAGGAATCGATAATCAGGGCCCAGAGCCCCTCGGAGCCAAGCAGGACGGTTCTTATATTGAAAGGAACAGGGTCGCGACTAGTTTTCAGCTGATGACCAACGATGCGATCGTGTAATCCGATTACTATGTCGTCAAAGATGCCGGCGCTCCGGTCCGCCACCCCGATCCAACGCAGACGCCCAGACGCCAATGCCTCGTAAACAACGCGGGCTCCTAGGTCGTATTGACGAACGTAGCCCCGCTGCGCCCGCCTCTCCCCTTCACCAGGAGCGATTGAAGCAAGACTCGGGGTGGGTAATTGTTCGCTCATCGCCTTCGCTTAACGGTGGGCGCTGAACAGTTCTCGGAAACACAATTTTGACGCACAACTTGCCGAGCAATGATCAGGTTAATCTGACTGCCCCGATGCGTGGTTCGCGCAAGTCCAATATCCTCGCGAGACGGCGTTCCTACGCAGTGCTCGACTTGTATCGGGGGCCTCCTCGGTCCCTCCATTGCCGATTCCCTTTGCAACTCACGCGGGACGATACCGGGTAGGGCACAGATTGCGCAGTCTTTCTGAAGGGCAGATTCCTCGGATTTTCTGCCTCCTCTCCGCGAAGCTCGGGCCTTCCGTCACGCGGTTTGAACCGGGCGGCGATTGCCCGAGCAGTCTCACCCCCAACCCAAAGCGGGGAGCGTGCCCGAAGATCGGCCTGTTTCCTGCGTTTCAGGCTTGTAGACTGAATCGCCCAAGTCCCGAGCCTCGGAGAGAGAATGGCCTCGGAGCGACGGAAAAGCCGGTCGTTCCGTTCTCCAACCCTCAAGCCACGACGGCAGAACCCCAGGAAACCTGCGGTTCACGGCGCTACCAGGGAAGGGGAAATGTGAGGTTGGAAAACCGATTGGAGCAGCGGTGGGAACCGGAATCCAACCTGCTCTGGTGTTCATGAGACGCGTCTCACCGGCTGACTCGCCTTCAGCCGGGGGCTAGCCGCCTCCGTTGCAATGTTTTGTCATGATCGAGCAACGCCCACGACGTCCTGCGCCGTCAGTTTGAAACCGCGGTGAATGGTACTCAGGGGGCGCGCGCGTGCTGATTCGTATTCTGCTGCTTGTCACGCTGCTGGCCGCACCCGTGCTCCGCCCTGCCTTCAGCCACGAAGGCCATTCCCATGGTGACGAACCCGCGCCGCCGGCGGCAGCGGCACCGCGTGCCGAGGCACATTCCGATCTCTTCGAGATCGTAGCGGTCCTGGGACCAGACCGACGGCTCTGGCTCTACCTCGACCGGCACGCGACGTCGGAGCCCATCGATCGCGCGACGGTGCAGGTTTCCCTCGACGGCGAGGATCTCGGAACGGCGACGCGGGCCAGTGAGGCGGTCTATGTCCTCGCCAACCCTGCCCTGGAACGACCGGGCTCGCGGAATCTGGTCTTCACCATCACCGCCGGCGAGGACATGGACCTGCTGCCGGCGACGCTTGAAGTTCCCACCACGGCCGGCGCTCTGACCGCAGCACCCGTTTCGTCGGAACTGCTCTCGATCGCGTTGCGCGAGCCCTACCTGTGGGCGGCGGGGCTGCTCGTGTTGCTGCTTGGCGTTGCCATCGGCCGCGCCGCCGCGCCACGACCGTTGCCGCTGCTCGTCGTCGCCGAACCGCCAGCAATCGGCACGCGCCCCCACGCATTGCCGTCGGGCGCGCCGATGCAGGAGCGTGTGGCCGCTGCGCCGGCCGTGCTGGCCCTGGCAGCGATCCTGCTCCTTCCTGCCTTGGCCTGGGCGCAGCCCCTGGACGCGCCGCGCCGTCAGCCGGATGGCAGCATCTTCGTGCCCAAGCCTTCCCAGCGCCTGCTCGGCCTGCGCACCGGCCCGGCAGAGCTGGGCGAGGCGTCGGTCACCATCCACCTCACCGGCCAGGTGGTGGCGGACCCTAACGCGTCCGGCCGCGTCCAGGCATCCGAAGCCGGCCGCATTGAGCCTCCGGAACGCGGTTTCCCGGTGCTTGGCCAGCGCGTGGCGCAGGGTGAAGTGCTCGGCTTCGTGGTGCCGATTATGGCGGCGCAGGATCGGGTGGGCGTGCGGGCCAGCATCGCGGAGCTCGACTCGCTGATCGTGATCGCGGAGGCCCGAGTGCGGCGCTTCACCGCGCTGACGGGCACCGTCGCCCAGGCCGAAATCAACGATGCGCGCGCGTTGCTTGAGGGCCTGCGTCAGCGCCGCGCCGCGAACCTGCCGGCGGTGACGGGGCGCGAGCCAATCGTGGCCCCCTCCGCTGGCCTGATCAGCGTCGTCCGCGTCGCGGCCGGCCAGGTGATCCAGGCGCAGGAGCCGCTGTTCGACATCGTCGATCCCGCACGGCTCTGGGTCGAGGCCATCGCCTTTGACCCCGCCGCGGTGGCAGAGGTTTCGGGTGCGTCGGCTGTGACGGCAGGTGGCCAGGCGCTGCGGCTCGGCTTCGTGGGCCGCGGCATGACGCTCCGCCAGCAAGGCCTGCCCCTGCATTTCCGCATCGAGGGCGGCGCGTCCGGCCTCGCCGTGGGGCAGCCCGTGACCGTGCTGGCGGAGACGCCGCGTCGTGCCGCGGGGATCGTGCTTCCTGCGGAAGCCGTGGTGCGGAACCCCGAGGGCGGCCAGGTGGTCTATGAGATGCCGAGCGCCGAGCGCTTCCTGGCGCGCCCCGTGCGGGTCCAACCCCTCGACGGCCAGCGTGTGCTGGTCACGGCAGGGCTCGATCGCGGGGCGCGGGTGGTGACCAGCGGCGCCGGGCTGATCGCGCAGGTCCGCTAGCCGTGTTCAACATCCTCGTCTCCGCCAGCCTGCGGAACCGCATCTTCGTCTTGGTCGGGGCCGCGATCCTCGTGGTCTATGGCGCCTTCACGCTGCAGCGCTTGCCGGTGGATGTCTTCCCCGACCTCAACAAGCCCGTCATCACCCTGATGACCGAGGCTGAGGGCCTGGCGCCGGAGGAGGTCGAGCTTCTCGTCTCCTACCCGATCGAGACCGCGATGAACGGCATGCCGGGGGTGACGCGCGTGCGCTCCGTCTCGGGCGTTGGCCTCTCCATCGTGTTCGTCGAGTTCGACTGGGGCACCGATATCTGGGTGAACCGTCAGCAGGTGGCGGAACGGCTCTCGCTGGTGCGGGCGCAGCTACCGGCCAACGTCGCGCCGCAGATGGCGCCGATCTCCTCCATCATGGGGGAGATCATGCTGGTGGCCATGTCCACCGATGGCCGCGCGAGCCCGATGGAGCTGCGCGAGCTGGCGGATTGGGTGGTGCGGCCGCGGCTGCTGACCATCCCCGGAATCTCCCAGGTGATTCCGATCGGCGGCGAGGTACGGCAGTATCGCGTGACGCCCGACATCGCACGGATGCACGCGCTGGACGTCACGGCGGAGCAGGTGCACGCGGCACTCCGTCAATTTGGCGGCAACACCGGCGGCGGCTATGTGGACCAGGCGGGGCGCGAATACCTGATCCGCAACATCGGACGCACCACGCGGCTCGACGATCTGGCGAACACGCCCGTCGCCATGCGGGCCGGCCAGCCGATTCCGCTGCGGCAGGTCGCGACGGTGGATTACGCTGCACGGCTGAAGCGGGGCGAGGCCGGCAGCATGGGGCGGCCGGCGGTGATCCTTTCGATCCAGAAGCAGCCCTCGGCCGATACGGTGGCGCTGACGTCCCAGGTGGAGGCGGCGCTGGCCGAGTTGCAGCGCGCCATGCCGCCGGGCGTCACCGCAAATAACGTGCAGTTCCGCCAGGCGGATTTCATCGCGGCCTCGATCGGCAATGTGCAGATCGTGCTGCTGGAGGCGGTCGCCGTCGTCGCGGTGGTGCTGTTCCTGTTCCTGCTGAACGGGCGCACCACCTTCATCTCGCTGACCGCCATTCCGCTGTCGGTGCTGATCACGGTGGTGGTGTTCCAGCTGCTCGGCCTGTCGATCAACACGATGACGCTGGGTGGCCTCGCCATCGCGATCGGCGAGCTGGTGGATGACGCGGTGGTGGATGTGGAGAATGTCTTCCGCCGCCTGCGGGAGAACCGCGCGCGGCCGGACCCGCAGCCCGCCATCGTCGTGGTCGCGAAGGCGAGCCAGGAGGTTCGCTCCGGCATCGTCTATGCGACGATGATCGTTATCCTCGTCTTCGTGCCGCTGTTCGCCTTGACTGGCATCGAGGGCCGGTTGTTCGCGCCGCTTGGCATCGCCTACATCGTCTCAATCCTGGCGAGCCTCGTCGTCTCCATCACCGTCACCCCCGTGCTCTGCTACTACCTGTTACCGCGCATGAAGCGGATGGACCACGGCGACAGCGCGTTGGTCCGCGTGCTCAAGCGCTGGAACGAGCGCGCCTTGCTCTGGGCGTTCGCCCGCGCGCGCCTTGTCTATCTGCTGGCGGGCGTCGGCGTGGCAGGCGCGCTGGCGACCGTGCCCTTCTTGCCGCGCTCCTTCCTGCCGCCCTTCAACGAGGGCACGCTGACCATCAGCCTGCAATTTCAGCCGGGCATCAGCTTGGCCGAAGCCAACCGGCTGGGCCGGCAGGCCGAACTGCTGATCATGCAGGTGCCGGAGGTCCGCACCGTGGGCCGCCGCACCGGCCGCGCCGAGCTGGATGAACATGCCGAGGGCGTGCACTCATCGGAAATCGACGTCTCGCTCCACGCATCCCAACGCGGGAAGCAGGCGATCTCGGCCGATATTCGCGCGCGCCTCAGTGTGCTGCCCGGCAGCGCCAATGTCGGCCAGCCCATCGGGCACCGGCTGGACCACATGCTCTCCGGCGTTCGCGCCGAGATCGCGCTCAAGATCACCGGCGACGACCTGGATACCCTGCGCACCCTGGCCGAGGGGATGCAGCAGCGCTTGTCCGCCATCACCGGCCTGACCGACCTGCAGGTGGAGCGCCAGGTGCGCGTGCCGCAGCTTCAGGTGGCGGTGAACCATGAGCGGGCGGCGCTCTATGGCGTCTCGGCCGCCTCGGTCGCGGAGGCTCTGCAAGCCTTATCTGGCGGCCAGGTCGTCAGCCAGGTGGTGGACGGGGCGCGCCGCTTTGACGTGATGCTGCGCCTCGGCGACACGGACCGCACCGGCGCCGGGCTTGCTGCCGTGATGATCGAGACACCGGGTGGGCGCGTGCCGCTGTCCCTGCTGGCCGAGCTGCGCGACACCGATGGCCCGAACCAGATCCTGCGCGAGAATGGCCGGCGCCGCATCGTCGTGCTCGCCAATACCGATGGCACCGACATGGCCGCCATCGTCGCGCGCATCCGGGCAGAGATGGAGGCAGCCAGCTTGCCGCCTGGCTACTTCTTCACGCTGGAGGGGACCTTCCAGGCGCAGGAGGAGGCGGCACGGCTCATCGCCGGGCTTTCGCTGGTGTCCTTGGCCCTGATCTTCATGGTGCTCTACAGCCGCTACAAGTCGGCGGTGCTGGCGCTGATCATCATGGGCAATGTGCCGCTAGCGTTGGTGGGCGCC